GGAGGAAGAGGCGCGGCTGGGCGCACGCGGCGTGTCGTACTATGTGACACGTCCTGTCCTGAATGCCGTTCCGGACGCAGGAACGCCCGCAGATGGCATGGAGGAAAGCGGGCAGGGTGTACCCTTGCCCGATGGAGAAAACGCAGCGGAGGGCATGGCAGCAGACGACAGCGCCAATATTCCTGCATACGACATTGACATGAAAGCAGACCAGCTCCGTTCGCTGCTGAAACGACATGATATCCCCTGCAATTTCGGTATGTCCAAGGCGGATATGGTCGCGGCGCTGGACGCAGTTTTCCGGCCGGAGCAGCCCGCAGAGGAAGAGTCCGGCAACGGCGAAGCCCCGCCGGAGCTGGGTGCGGAGGGGCCGGTCGTATGAGCTTTAAGGATATGGTTGCCGCTGATATCCGCAATGTGTTTTTGAATACAGACGGGTTTGCGGAAATTCGTACCATTGAGTATGACGGGGAACGCTATGAAAATATTCCGATTGCACTGCCGGGCCCTACGCAGGAAGAGCGTCAGCAGACGGTGAAAAACCATACAGAAGGGCTTTTTCGTGTGTCTGCCGTCTTGCGCTGTGCCCTCTCTGATTTGGCGGAAAATCAGCCGAAAAAGGGTCAGCCGATCCGAATCAGTGACGAAGATGGTTTCTTTCACGAGTATTGCGTTGCTTCTTCCGTCTGCCGGATGGGGATGCTGCGAATCGGATTGGAGGCGACCGGCGAATGAGTGAAATCGGGAGCGTGTTTTCCGAACACACCTATGGTGAGCATGGCATGATTGAAGTCATTGCCGAGGAGAAGCTGCAATATGCGATTGGCGTTCTGGACAGCATCGGCAAAGCGCGGCAGGCTGTGGGCTCCGCGCTTGCCCGCGCCGCTGCTTCCGGGAAGACGGCGGCAAAAAAACCGATTACAGAAGAGTACACCCTCAGCACAAGCGAATTCCTGGCCCAAACAAAAAACATCAACTACTTTACCCGTTTATCATCGGGTGAAATCCGCGTTTCGTTCGGCTTTCGAGGCCATGTGATACCGCTTACAAAGTTCGATACCCGCGTTGACGGCAGCGGACGGGTGGTAACGCGGGTCAAGCGAACAGGCACTGCTGAAACGCTAAACCACGCTTTTGCAGCTCGCATAGGTGGTCATTATGGCATTTATGAGCGTATCGGCGCTGACCGGTTCCCGGTCCGGCAGCTCTACGGACCATCCACACCGCAGATGATCGGCGCTGACAAGGCGGTATCAGATGCGATAGAAAATAAAGCGATTGAGACCTTTAAGAAAAGAATTGACCACGAAATTGTACGTGCTTTTAATGGCTGGGGGTGTAATCGGAAATGACAAAGGTAATTTTGCTGGATTGCCTGAAGGACTTCACCGAGGATACGGTCAAGGATTTGCTCTTGCCGGTAGAGTATCAAAAAGGCGATAAGGAACCGCCTTTGCCGCGTGCGGCAGCGGTTTACCGTACCCATATCCCGGATGGCCGGGCTTCGGATAAAAGGGCGCCCTATATCCTGCATCAGATTCTTACGGGGAAGGACGTGCAGCCGCCCGGGCAGCACCCGGAAGCTGCGGCGGTGGTACGTTCTATTTTTTGTGTGTACCATCAGGACAAGCAGGAGGGTGGGCTCGCGCTTCTGAATCTCATGGAGCAGATGCGCATTTCTCTTTTGTCACAGGGGTGGATTGGCAAACAGTTTCAGCTGGATATACAGTCAGGCATGGAGTGCCTGGTCTATCCAGAGGAAAAAGACCACTTTTTTGCCGGTGAAATGATTACTGTCTGGCGTATGCAGCCGGTTAGCCGGATAGATGTGGCGCGGGTTGTACATGGTATGCCTCCATATGACCCGAAAGCACGCCATATGGAAGAAACGTTCAAATTGAAAGGAAACGATGAAAATGGCAAAGAAAACGATTGATACTAACCCTGAAACTGTAAATACAGCATTGACAGGAGAAGCCGCTCCTGTCAGCAGGCCGGAGGCCAACACATCCGGCTTTTATATTTATCTCGGGCCGAATCTGAAAGGCTTGATTCAGACGGGCACTATTTTCCGCGGAGACCGGGCGAATGCCCTGCATGCGGCTGCTGCTGCGATTGAAAAGCATCCGCTTGTAAAAACGCTGATCGTTTCAGGTGATGCTTTGCCGGACGTGTACCCGAAAGTAAAGACCCCAGGCAATGCTCTGTACGCCAACTATCAAAAGCTGGCGGGAAAGTGAGGTAAGCTATGGCAACTCTTGGCGTTCGCGTACACGAACAGGCCACATCGGTCAGTACGCCGAATGAGGCGAAGGTAAGCATCCCATTTGTTGTGGGGACTGCGCCCGTCCATTCGGCGAGTAAGCCTGCAAAATCCAATACGCCGGTACTGGCGACCAGCTGGGACGAGGCAGTCGAAAAGCTCGGCTTTTCCTACGACTGGAAGAAGTACACGCTCTGTGAATTCATGTACTCCCACTTCCAGCTGTTTGGCAGCCAGCCGGCGATTTTCTGCAATATCCTTGACCTCTCCACGATGACGGAAACAGTAGAAGCAAAGGAATTTACGGTTGTCAGCCGACAGGCCACCCTGCCGATCGACACGATTGCAGACACCCTGAAAATAACGGCTCAAGTGCAGGTTGACGGCGCAGAACAGGAGACGCTGCTGGAACAGGATACCGATTACAGCGTTTTCTATGACCGCGATGATACGGATACTTATGTCTGTATCGTGGAGCTACTGCCGGATAGTGCGGCTTATGACGCGGTTTCTCTTCGCGTTAGCTACACTGCCGTTATGCCGGATACTGCAACGATGGCCGATGTGGTTGACGGTGTAGCACAGGTAGATGCTGCTATGACGGTGGTCGGTATTGTGCCCGACCTGATTTGTGTGCCCGGATGGTCGCATGTCACAACAGTTGCGGCAGTTATGGCAACGAAAGCTGCTGCAATCAGCGGTTTGTTTAAGGGTAAGGCCATTATCGACTGCGACAGCGGGAAAAACGGCGTGCGGGAATACTCCGAGCTTTCCGCTTACAAGAATAAAAACAATTTCGTAGATGAAAACCAGATTCTTTGCTGGCCGATGGTCAGGCTTGGAGACTATGTTTTCCATCTGTCCACCCAGCTTGCGGGCCTTATGGCAAAGGTGGATACGGATAACCGGGGCATTCCCTATGAATCTCCCAGTAACAAAAATCTCAAAATGGATGCCTGCTGCCTGGAGGATGGCACAGAGGTCAACCTTACCTGGCCGCAGGTGGAGATGGTTGCAGGCGATTGGGGCGTTGTCACCGCAATCAACTTCATGGACAGCGGTTGGAAAGCAAAGGGCAACTATACCGCGTGTTTTCCCGGAAATACGGACGTAAAAGACCAGTTTATCCCGGTATCGCGTATGTTTGACTATATCGGCAATACGCTGATCCGCACCTTCTGGCCCAAGCAGGACAAGCCCCTCACGAGGACGCTTCGGGATTCCATCATTCAGACCTGTAACTTCTGGCTTGGCGGTCTGTGCAGCAGCGGTTACCTTTATGGGGCACGGTGTGAACTGCTGGCGGAGGAAAATCCGCTGACAAGTCTTTTGGCAGGCCATATCACACTGCACGTCTATAATGCTCCGCCTGTCCCGGCGCAGCTGATCGAATTTATTCTTGAATATGACGTTTCCTATATGGAGACGGCGCTGACGGCATAAGGGGGTATGCACGATGATCTATCCAAACGCACATGTAGACTATTTGATGTACGAAAACGGGGTTACGCTGATTGGTGTCGGCAAGGTCAAAATGCCGCCTATTAAGTATAAAACCATTCCTGCAACTGGAGCCGGGCTTATGGGTGACGTAACGATCCCTTTGGCAGGCATGATCGAGCCTTTAGTGGTTTCGATCGACTTTACGAGTGTTACTGATGCAATCGTAAATCTGGCGACAAACCAATGGCATGATGTTGCTGTGTATGTAGCAAATCAGTATTTTCGTACAGAAGCACGGATTGAGGAGATGGAAAGCACCCGGTTTGAAATGTCTATCCGTCCCATTGAAATTAACCATGGAACGATTGCAACGGCGTCTTCTGCTGATGCTTCCGGTACGTTCAGCGTGTGCAGGTATGCGGTATTTAAGAACAATAACAAGGTAGTTGACATTGATCAGTTCAATCAGATCCATGTCGTCAATGGCGTGGACTGCGCTGCCGCAGTGCGTCAGGCAATCGGCATGATGTAATGATAACTCGTGCCCGGTTTGGCGTATTGGTCAAACCGGGCAGCGCTTTGAAAGGAGCTTATTTTATGAATACTAATACCTCTATTGACCTGTCTGAAGACTACGGCACATCCCCGGATGCAGCGGTACAGCTGGAAAAGGAAGCCCGGCAGGAAGACGATATTGGCACTTACGTCCATGAATTCAGCCGTCCCTTTACGTGGAATGGGCGGACTTATGAACGTATGACATTCCATTGGGATTCGCTGACCGGCGCGGACCATCTTGCAGCAGAAAACGAACTTATGATTCTTGGAAAAACACTGGTCATCCCGGAATATACGGGGATGTATCTTTGCAGCATGGCGGCCCGTGCCTGCGCCGAGCGTCAGGAGGATGGAAAGCGCGTATTAGATGCACAGATACTGAAAACGATACCTGTACGTGATTTCAGGACGATTTGCAGGCAGGTGCAGGGTTTTTTGCTTCGTGCGGGGTCGGCATCGGAAAAGACGGGCTCTGGCTCCACAAAACGTTCCTGATTCTGTCAAAAGAATACCATACTGATATTTCGTATTGGGCGTCACAGCCGCTGCGGAGCCTTGACAGCTGGTTTCGCGCAATCAACGCTTTAATACCTGGGAAGGAGGATGCTGCAAATGGCGGATAGGAAAGAATATGAGGTTCTGTTCGGCTTGAATGCCCGCATGAACAGCGGATTTAGCAGCACCTTTTCCCGAGCAAAGGCGGAATTTGCCCAGCTGGGAAGTGAGATACAGAACCTTCAAAAGGTACAAGCGAATATATCGGGTTATCAAAAGCGGCAGGCGGCAGTCGATAAGACCGCCGCCAAGCTCGACCGGCTGAAAAAAGAAGAACAGCTGATGCAGCAGGAGCTTAACGCGGCGCGGGCGGTGCAAACGAGCACCAGCGAGGCGGCGCGGGCGGCGGCTGCATCCATGGGCGCGGAGAGCGACAAAGCGAAGGAGCTTGCCCTGGAAGCGCAGCGGGCGGCGCAGAACACGGCGCATCTGGAACGGGAGCACCAGCGGCTTAGCGACCGGATCAAGGACACCGACAGCGCCCTGGAACGGCAGAGGGAGCGCCTGCGGCAAACGGGCGAGGCCTTACAGGCTGCCGGGGTCAGCACGGACAATCTCGAACGTGAGAGCCGCGAGCTGGCCCAGCAGCTGGAAGCCCTTCACACCCGGCAGGCGGAAGTCGCAAGCGGCGCACAGACCTTTGGAGATCAGGCGGCGAATGCGATTGAAACGGTCGGGCAGGCAGTTGCAGCGGCAGGTATTGCAAACGCGTTTGGTGAGATAAAGGACGGCTTTTTGCAAGCTGTAAATGTTTCCAGAGATTTCAGCGCATCCATGTCAAATGTGGAAGCATTGTCCGGTGCGAGTGCATCCGAAATTGCCGCGCTGAATGCACAGGCCAAGGAACTCGGTGCAACAACGCAGTTTACCGCGAAGCAGTCCGCAGACGCAATGGGCTATATGGCAATGGCGGGCTGGAATCCAGAGCAGATGATGTCCGGCATGGACGGCGTGCTTTCGGCGGCTGCGGCCTCTGGCGAAGACCTTGCAATGGTGTCCGATATCGTCACGGACAGCATGAGCGCATTTCAAATGGGCGCGGAGGAAACGGGGCATTTTTCGGATGTTCTGGCAGCTGCGGCAGCGAACGCGAATACCAGCATCGGCATCATGGGCGAAACGTTCAAAGGCTCCGCTTCCGTTGCCGGTGCGCTGGGATATTCTATTGAAGATGTTGCCGTTGCAACCGGCCTGATGGCGAACGTCGGTGTAAAAGGCAGCATCGCGAACACGGCGCTCCGCAATACGTTTAATGGTTTGCTTGGCGGCGTAACGCTGACCGGCAAGGCGTTCGGCGAATACGAATATACCGCGATCAAGGCGGACGGCTCCATGAAAAGCCTTGGTGATACGATCAACGAACTGCGCGGATATTTCGAGCAGATGACCGAATCCGAACGCGTCCTGAACGCACAGGAAATCGCAGGCGAGCGCGGTTATAACGGTTTGCTTGGTGTCCTGATGGCATCCGAGGAAAGCTACGAAAACCTCACAGAAAAGATCAACAACTGCGAGGGTGCAGCCGCCCGGATGGCCAAGATCAAGATGGACAACCTGCACGGTGATATCCTGCTTGCACAATCTGCATGGGAAGGTTTCCAGATTGCCGTTGGCGAAAAGGCAACTCCGGCAATGCGGATGTTTTACCAGGTGCAGGCGGATGTGCTCAGCGGCATGGGCGAGCTTGTGGACGCGCATCCGGCGCTTGCGCAGGGTATCATGACAACAACCGGTCTGTTCCTTGGCGCAACGACTGCCGTAACCGGACTTTCAGCTGCTATAAAGGTATTTAAGGCGCTTGACGTAGCATCTTTATTCATGGGCCCGGCTGGATTGGCGCTGAAAATTGGGGCAGGCGTAGCCGTGGCGGCTGGCGGTGTGGTTGCGCTGACCTCTGCCTACCGGGAACAGGTGCCATCCGTGCGCGAGCTGACCGAGGCTTCCCGTGAGATGCAGGAAACGCTCGACACAGGCGCAGCCGCCTACGAAAACACGATGGCCGAAACACTTGCGGCGGCAAATGCAGCGGATGTGTACATAAGCAAACTGGAACAAATGGGCGATATCAAATCGCTTGACGCTTCCGGCGCGCAGGAGTATAAAAACATCCTTTCGCTTCTGGCGGAAACCATACCGGAGCTTGCGGACGGCATCGATTTGCAGACCGGCGAAATTGACGGCGGCACTGCTGCTTTGCGTGCCAACACGGCGGCATGGCAGGAGAACGCAAAGGCAAAAGCATATCAGGACTATTATACAGAAATGTATAAGCAGGAAGCTGATTTAACACTTGAGCTTGAGAAAAATAAAGTCGGTTTAACGAAAGCAACTATTGCGCAGGAAGAAGTAGAGCGAAAACTTGAGGTAACGAGAAGCCGCATGGTAATTGCCAACGGCGAAGGGGACTATGAAGAGTATTATCGCTTAGAATCCTCTTTAGACGCGCTGAATCACGAATATAACCTTGCCGGTGATACTGTCAAAACGTATCAGCAGGCAGTCGCGGACGGTGAAGCGGCGCTTGCCGATTACCGCGTTACATCCGAGGACACCCGGCAGGCAATCGAAAACCTGACTTCTGCAACAGAAGACAGTACCACGATCTCTGCGGAAACCACTGCGCAAATGCAGGGTGTCAAAACGGTCATGGATGAAGCGGGTGCTTCCTTACTGTCTCTCGCAGAGCGGTACAACGAGGCGTATGACGCTGCCTATGAATCCATTTCCGGACAGTACAGCCTTTGGGATAAGGCAGCAGAGGTCGAGGCGGTCAGCGCCGGAAGCATCAACAGCGCTCTTGAAAGCCAAATCAATTATTGGCGGCAGTATGATTCCAATATTGACGCCCTGACAGCCCGCGCTGGAGATATTGCGGGTTTAAGCGAAATGATTGCCAGCTTTGCCGACGGCAGCGCGGATAGTGTAAACGCGATTGCAGGCATGGCAAAGGCCAATGACGGCGACCTTAAAAAGATGGTCGAAAACTGGCAGACGTTACAAAAGGAGCAGAAAACCACATCTGAAGGTCTGGCACAGATGAATACAGATTTTCAGGGCGAGCTTGACCAAATACTGGAGTATACGCAAAGCACTATTGCTGCAATGAATCTCAGCGAAGAGGCCCGGCAGAGCGCGGAGGCCACGATGCAGGCCTTTGCAAAGGCAGCAAAAGACCAGATGCCGATTGTGCAGGATGCGTTTAAAGCCGTAGCGGATGGCGCGATGAATAGTTACAATTATGCGCTCAGCAATCGTCCCAGCATCAGCGGCACTCTAAATGTAGGCCTTGCGAATGTAAAAGGATCGTTTGAAGCGATTGGTGGATTTGCCTCCGGCACGCCGAATGCACCGCCTGGCTGGGCGTGGGTCGGTGAAGAGGGCCCCGAGCTGATGTACTTGCACGGCGGCGAAACCATTCTTCCGGCATCCGTGTCCGAAAAAGTAGCAGATATCCCATGGTATGCGTTTGCCACTTCTAATGCGGAGCGCGGCCCCGTGCTGGTTGGAGAAAACGGCCCGGAACCGATGTACACCGAGCCAAAACCGGAACCGCTTTATACCCTTGACGGCAGCAGCGGTCAAGGCGGCGGCACAGTAATTAACCTTACGCTGCATAATTCGCCCACTTACAATATTGGCGACAGTCCTAATAAGGATACCTTGATGGAGCTGCTTAACAATCTGACTGTGGAGCAGGGAGAAAAACTTGCGGAATTGATTCTTGACGTGCTTGCCGATCATGAGCGCAATAAAGCATTGGAGGATTTCTAATGAAAACCTACCGGACAGTACAAGGCGATATGTGGGACAGTATTGCCTATTCCCAACTGGGAAGCACGGACTATACAGACCGTTTAATGAATCTAAATCCTGCTTACCGGAATTATTATAGTTTCCCGGCGGGAATCGTATTGACCCTGCCGGAACCTGTTTATAAAATCAATAAAAAGTTACCGCCATGGAAGAAGGTGAAGGTATGAGTAATCCTAATTTAGCACGCCGGACACGGCCTGTTATTGAATTTGCAGACATTGATATTACAGATGATATCCTGCCCTATCTGTTGTCTGTTACATACGTTGATAACGAAGAAAATGAAGCGGACGATTTGACTATAAAACTGCAAGACCGGGAAGCGTTGTGGCTGGAAGACTGGCTGAATGAAGCGATTGAAGGCGCAGCGGCGGCAAAGCTGAAAATCCGCTGTTCGCTGATCCGTGAGAACTGGACAGGCGGCGGGGAAGATATCACTTTACCCTGCGGAGAATTTGAAATCAGCAGCATTACAACCTCTGGTCCGCCTGCGGTTGTCAATATTAAAGCAAGCTCGCTTGCTTTCAGCGGCACAATGCGCCAGACAAAGAAAAATAAGGCGTGGGAATCCTATAAACTGTCAGGTATTGCAAACGAACTGGCGGGCGGCAATGGGCTTTCCTGTATGTATGAAGCGTCCTCTGACCCGTTTTATAAACGGGTTGAACAGTCCAAAGAAAGCGATATTGATTTCCTTTTAGACCTCTGCAAAGACGCGGGAATTTCATTGAAAACTACAGACGGCATGATTGTGCTTTTTGATCAATCGGAGTATGAAAAAAAGCCGCCTGTTATGACCATCCAGCGCGGCAGCGGTGTTTATACAAAGTATCAGCTGATTGCAGGTACGGCAGATTCGCAATATTCCTCCTGCCGTGTTTATTACGCTGATCCAAAGACCGGGAAGTGTATTGAAGGGATTGCAAAAGTTGATGATTATAACGATGATGCAAAAACAAACCAGCAGCTGGAAATCTCTGCAAAAGTATCCGATACAGCCGAAGCGAAAACACTGGCGGAAAAGCATTTGCGGCTGCATAACAAGATGAACCGCACCGCGTCCTTTACGCTTCCCGGAAGCCCCGAATTAGTTGCGGGTGTAACGGTACAGCTGGAGCATTGGGGTGGATGGAGCGGCAAATATATTGTAAAAAAGGCCACGCATAAGGTTGATTCTTCCGGTTGTACGACAAAGGTTGAGCTGCGCCGCGTGCTTAGCGGGTATTGATTTATGGATGTAGAAAAGATTCTGTCTAATCTTGTCCGGGTTGGGATTGTGACTGCCGTTAATAACGATAAACACCTTGCACGGGTCACTTTTGAAGACACAAAGCTGCCCTCTGGCTGGCTTGTCGTGTTAGATAACCGGCCTTTTATTCCAGATTATGGTGCTCCGCAGGTCACAGATAAGAGAGCGGGAGGCAGCGGTTTTCCGCAGTATGAAAGCCATGACCATCCATTGACAATTAAACAATGGATGCCCCAAATCAACCAGCCGGTTTTAGTGCTGTATCTGCCCGTAAAAAATGCGGATGGTTTTATTTTGGGAGGGATGCAGTAATGGTTGTTGGATGCCTGGGAGAAATTGTTTTTCAAGTATCCGATGAGATTGTAAAAACAATTAACAATATGCAGTGGTCGGGTTCGGTACGCTTTGCAACGCATCAGCGGCATTTACAAAATGCGCTGACGGAATTTACAGGTGTTGACCCGGATAAAATGTCATTTGACATTGATTTGGTGGAAGAACTTGGCGCTGACCCGATGGTCGAAATGGTCAAGTTGTTGGAATATGAACGCGCCGGAGAAGCAGTGCCGCTGGTGATCGGCGAGAAAGCCTACGGAAAATACCGCTGGACGATTTTAAGTCACAAGATGAAGACAAAAGCGCATGATTATAAAGGCAGTGTTAGCTGTGTAACGGTTTCTGTTAATTTACAGGAATATTTGGAGAGATAACCATGGAGCAGACTTATAAAGTGAATGCAATGGATTTGAAAAGACTCCGGTTACTGGAAATGGAAACGGTTGCGTCTGTACTGCAAAACATTGCAATTATACTCAAAACGCCAAAGGGAAGCGTACCAATGTACCGTGAATTCGGCCTGTCGCAGTCGTTTCTGGACAGGCCGATGCCGGTTGCTCGGAATATGCTGATTTCGGCAGTTAAGGAGGCCATAGAGCGCTGGGAACCGCGTGCGGAGGTTGTAGACGTAACCTTTACGGGAAATGCGTCCAATCCCGGCGAGCTGAATCCCATAGTGGAGGTGAAAATCATTGGCGAATAGGAACCCGAACTATCAGTTTTTAAGCACCGACCCGGCGGAACTGGAAGCGCAGCTTGTTTCCAAGTTTGAGGAAATTACAGGCAGAAGCGCACTTCCGGCAGACTTGGAAAAATTGTATATCCAGTGGGTCAAAGCGGCTATTTTACAGGAGCGTGTTTTGAATAACTACACCGGCAATCAGAACATTCCCAGCCGCGCGGAGGGCGAAAACCTTGACGCGCTGGCAGAGCTGGTTTATGTGCAGTCCCGCCCGGAAGCAGAACCGGCGTATTGTACAGAACGCTTTTATATTTCGGAGCCGCAAAACACTGCTGTTTTGATTCCGGCGGGTACGCGTGTAACGGATGCCAGCGGCACGCTTGTCTGGGAATCAACCGAAGATGCTGTAATTGAAATTGGCGCGGTATATGCAGATGTACGCCTGCGCTGCCAGACCGCCGGGCTTGCCGGAAATGACTATGCAATCGGACAGATCAGCAAGTTGATTGATTTGTACGATTATTACAACCACTGCGAAAATATTACTGTAAGCGGCGGCGGTTCCGACCGGTTGGACGATGAAGCGTTTTATAACCTGATGCGTGCCAGTATGGATGGTTACAGCACGGCGGGCGGGGTTGGCAATTACATCTATCATGCAAAACGTGCGTCCTCTGAAATAGCAGATGTTGTAGCTAATTCACCCACTCCGGCTACGGTTTATATTTATATCCTTATGAAGGGCGGAAGTCCGGCAAATGAGGAGATGAAAGCCTCTGTATATAACGCCTGTAACCCTGATAATGTGCGTCCCTTAACCGACCTTGTGTGTATGGGTGAACCGGAAATCGTGCCATATAATATTGATTTTAGTTATTGGGTGCACGACACAAAAACGGTTGGTTCTGCGGCGATTCGTGCAAGGATCGATGCCGCCGTACAGCAATATATAAAATGGCAAAACGCAAAACTTGGACGGGATATCAACCCTTCTTATCTGATTAGTTTATTGATGCAAACGGGCGTAAAACGCGTAGAAATACGGGAACCGGTATTTACATCCCTGCGGGATGGTACGCTTGCGCTGGGATGGGAATATGAATACCCGGAGACGGTCCCGCAGCTTGCAGAAGCTGGCGCCGTTTCGATTGTGAACGGGGGCTATGAGGATGAATGATCCGCACGGTATTACAGCGGAAAACCTGCTGCGGACGCTACCGGTTGGCATCGGATGGGATGAAACAATACAGGCGCTTGGAGCTTTAGCAGCAGAAACGCTTTCCCGCCGTCCGGAAGAAATCAGACGTTTGTTAATCTATCCCAATATTGATAATTTGGATGAAGAACTGCTTGATATCCTTGCCTATGATTTTAAGGTTGACTGGTGGGATGGGGATTATTCCCTGGAAGAAAAACGCCGCACATTGAAAGACAGCTGGCGTGTTCATCGGATGCTTGGAACGAAAGCAGCGGTTGAAACTGCTATCTCTGCAATTTATCCAAACTCTGCGGTAAAAGAATGGTTTGAGTACGGCGGCAGGCCGTATTATTTTAAGCTGGAAATCAATGCCACGGGAAGTAATGGGGATTTGGATAAACAGCGGCGTGTATTGCAGCGGCTGAATTATTACAAGAATCTCCGTTCCCATCTGGACAGTGTTGACTATACAATCGACCTTCCACCCGTAACGCTTTATCTTGGTGGTGCAGTCGGTACTCTCACCGAACTCGGAACCCCGGAACAGCCTAATACCTACGATTTTCGGCAGTCCCTGCATATCGGCGGTACTGCCGGGATGCACACGCAAACGAGCGCCTCAGAAGCACCGTATAAACCGGATTTTGCAAGTACGCTCCATGTGGGCGGCAATACCGGAATTCATGCAGTGCATACAATACCGCAGAACCCGCCGCCGTTCAGCATCCAGCGGAACGGAAGTGTTTGCACCATCATTATGAACCCACCAGAAGGGAGCTGATAGCCAATGGATCAGGCTTATAAACCTACCACGCACGGCCTTGCCGTTATGGCGGCGTGCCTTGCATTGGAACGACCTTTTAAGATTACCCGTGTTGCTTTTGGCAGCGGCAAAGTGGACGAAAACACCAACCTTGCGGATGTGCACGAGCTGCTTTCTTTCGTGACGGACGGCGCAGTCTGCGGCCGCAGGCACGAGAACGACCGGTTTTTCTTTACCATCCAGTTTTCCAACGCGGAGCATCCGGAGGTAAACACCTTTTATTTATCGGAGTTTATGGTCTTCACGGAAGACCCGGAAACCGGTGAAGAAACTGATTTGATTTACGGTACGCTTGGAGATTATCGGCAGGCTATTCCGGCGTATAACCCGATGTATCCGCCCAGCACGTTTAATTTTCCGCTGACGCTTATTCTCTCGAATGAGATCAACGCTTATGTAACTGCGCCTGCCGGGCTTGTCACCTATCAGGATTTGGGGATTCTGATTGACGCGCTTGGAACCCGTCAGCTTCCCATTACCATACCGGCGGACGGCTGGCAGGATAACCCGGACGGCGGCGCTTATGCTTATCGTGCAGATATCCCCGTGGAAAGTGTAACGGCTAAGCTGATTCCACAGCTGTTTTACCCGCCGGAAAGCGCGG